GTGGTCGCAGAATATTCGCTCAAAGATATTTCAAAGCCGATTGGTGTAAGCGAATACAAAATAACCAGTAGTTTGCCGGATGCTCTGGAAAAGCAACTGCCATCTGTTGAAGATATTCAGAAACGGATTAAATAAACATAAGAAATCGTTAATGAATGGAGTTTGGCAAAATCTGTGCTGTCTAGAGCTGCGGGAATCACAGTATATGGTTATAGTGCTCCTGTTACGGATGTTGAAGCGGTGGAATTGATGAAATCAGCCAATCATTTAAGCCAGATGAAAGATATTGCTCCATTTACAATTATAAATTTGGCAAAAAATGAAGATGAGCAGAGAAAAAAATGGTCTGAATTTTATGATGTAAAAATGTTTTTATATTGTAATAAATTTGAGGAAACAATGTTGTGGAAAAATTCTAGAGTAAGTTTGGAAACTTTGTTTGATGCAATTCTTCAGCAACATCCGAGAAGTGAAGAAAAGTCATTCAAAAAATTTGCAATACTGGCAGAATTGCAAGAATTCTCTAAGATAATTACGGAGTTTGATATGTGTATTTAGAATCCTTAGTAGTAACCCATCCCTTTTACTACTAATAGGTAGTAACAACATGCTCTATTCTGCTCTGATTTGCCACAATCTGTAATTCCAGAGCATATCACCATAATCCCGGAAACCCTTGCAAAACAGGGCATTTCGGGGCAAAACAAGGAGAAACAAAATTATGATAAAAGTACTTTTTGTTTGCCACGGCAGGGCTTTGGGTACAGTTATAAGTGGCGATGAAGTGCGATAAAAGGGGGCAAATTGTGGTGGAGCGATAGATTAGGAACTACGGTTTTTATACGGACGAGAATAGCAAATTAATGAGATGAAATGTGCAGTTGTTCTATGAATAAATGTGGAAGTAGCAGGTGCAAAAGGACCTGCTAATTTTATGTTAGCTCAGGGTGTGTGCTAATCAATAAAAACGAACCCCGGAAATTCAATGTTTCCGGGGTTTTATTGTGCGTATTTTTACAGTGAGTGTTCGTGAGTTTGAGTAAAAATTCGATAGTAATATACTGGCAATATACTTATAATACACACGCAAGATACAAACGATTTTGCATAATATACGCATAATATACTTGGTTTTTGGCACTGTTTTGGAATATTTATACAGTAAAAGGGAGGTATGACCTCCCTTAAATTTTGTTGACTTCATCAATAAGCTGCTGTGTGGTTTTATGTGTATACACTCCCTTTGTGACGTTGTTTCTCATGCTGTGACCCATTATGAGTTTAATGCAAACCTCATTCGCTCCGGCATCATCCATGAGAGATGCGAAGGTGTGCCGACCATCATGGGGAAGATGTTTCATGTTGAGTTTATTCATAACCGTATTGAAATTCGCACTGACATAGGAACCGTATGTGTAGTGATTTCCGTATTTATTGTTTACCAGAAACCTACGGTTGGCATCGTACCGGTTCTTCACGAGAGGCAGGATTTTGTCTGCAATAGGAATAACTCTGTCTGTTCCGGCTTCTGTTTTCATTCCCCCGATCATATACTGTTCGTCCAGATGCACATTATCCGTGGTTATCTCTAACAGTTCGGTAGGACGCAGACCGGTATAGATTGTAATGAGGATGAGGTCAACATTGTTTACCACATACAGTTTGCTCCATAGGGTTGCGATTTCCTCATTCGTGTATCTGCTATGAATCTGTTCTTCCGGGTTTACCCATGAGTAAACAAAAAACTGCGACAGATCCTTTTCTATATAGTTGTTCATCAGGGCGTACTTGTACAGATTATTGAGAACAGTTCGGATATTAGAAACGGTGGAATTTGATTTACAGGTCCATTTGTTGATACATTCCTGGACTTCATCAGTCCGCAGAGCATTAAATTTCTTGTGGTGCAGATCAGACAAATGATTAAAGGCAATCTCGTAGTTTCTCCATGTGCTTGAAGATATTTTGTCCGGCAGAGCTTTCCTATAATTTTTCCACTTCCCGTACATCTCTGCAAATGTGGGAGTCTCAGCATATCTGATGTGTTCCGCAACGACATCCGCATTATTCAACTCAGATAGGTAAGAGTAGGCGTGCTCCTGTTTGGCAAAATATTCAAGGTACTTAAATGTCTGGCGGTAGGAGATGGAATACTCATATCCCTCTTCCTGCATAAGATCCTCAGCGAATGACAACACTGATTCCGATGAGATGGCAGACCAAACCTGTTTTCTCCATTGCCATTTGAAATTGTATCGGACAAAATCTCTCAGAATGTTTGACGGCGGTTCTTTCGGAGCATCAATTTCTACAAATTCAGAAATTTCAGAAGTTCGGACGGCATAAGGCTTACGCCTCTTGCCTTTTAGTTTGATTACACTACCGTAACCGTTTGGCAGACGCATAATATCATCCTCCTTTTTCCTAAAAATGGGCGTAAAAATGCCCGGTATATTGTTTTTCTACCGGGAAGATGATATAATGCAAGGTGTTCAGACGAGCATACATCGGCTTTCCGGTGTGTGTTTATAGATACCGTCTCTGTTGGTAGCAGAGGCGGTTTTCTATTTTAGTATTTCTGTCGGTTTTCAACGACTCTGCCAATGATTCTCACTGGCTTATTCTCAATTTCCTCATTTGAATAGAACATAGGCTCATAGGTCTGATTAAAAGGAATGAGTCTGATTCCACTAGGGAACTTTGCCAACTTTTTGCAAGTGGCACTGTCTCCATTGACTAACACAATGACAAGATCTCCTGATTCTGCATAGTTCTGTTTGCGGACAATCACAACATCCCCATTGCAGATACGAGGTTCCATCGAATCTCCCTTTATTTTTAGAGCGAAGAAATCTCCGGTATGAGCCAATTCCTCTGATATTTCCTCATAATCTATAACATCCTCAATGGCTTCAATAGGTATTCCGGCAGCCACATTACCAAGAACCGGTATGCGGATTGCTTTCTTAGCCATCCTCACTTTCTCAGGAGAAACAGATACTTTCATATTATCATCTAATTGATTAAAAAGTTCGTCAAAACTCATAAACATTCCATTTGCCGCTTTCTTTATTGTTGCCATGGACGGAACAGGCGGTTCTCCTGTTTTCGGATTGAGATTATTTTCAAGCTGGGATATGTAACCTTTACTCAAACCACTAGCTTTCGCAAATCTATCCATACTCATGCTATTTTCTTCTCTATATGCCCTTATTATCTGCCCTAATGTCATAAGAAAACCTCCTTTCAATGTTTAGTCCATTATACAATGCACGGAACAAAAAGTCAATTTTTTTGTAAAATGTGATTGACAATAAATGTTTAGTCGGCTATACTAAAATTGTTCAGTCGAGCAAACATCGGACGAAGAAAGGAGGCGCAGTAATGGCGTATCGAATCAGAGAACTTAGAGAAAAGAAGAAACTTACCCAGGAACAGTTAGCTCAAATGTCTGGCGTAAGCAGAACAACCATAGTTCTGCTTGAAAACAACGAAGAGCATGAGGCTATGGTCGGTACTCTGAAATCGTTGGCGGCGGCTTTGAATGTCCCTGTCAGCAAACTTTTTACCCAAAAAGTTTAGTTGAGCAAACACGAAAAGGATAATCCACAACGAACTAAGGCACAACAAAACGAACAGATTGAGGTAAGAAGCAATGAACAATGAGAGAGTGACACCAAAAAATGCAGCAAAAGAGTTGCAAATGGATGTGATTACGCTCCGTGAACTTATGAAAAGGGAGAAATTGCCTATTGGATATGCCATAAAGCGAGAGGGTAAATCCAAGTGGGGATTTTACATATATCGCCACCTTTTGGATCAGGAGAAAGAACGACTTGGTATAGGTTAAGCATCCGCAAGGATTGTTTAATAGATATTTTTTAAGGAAAGGAGACGCACCATGAGAAAAGGTACAGTTAAATGGTTCAACGCCGCAAAGGGCTATGGTTTCATTACAGGCGAAGATGGAGTTGACGTGTTCTGCCATTTCAGTGCATTGCAGATGGACGGTTACAAGACTCTCGTAGAGGGGCAGCCCGTAGAATTTGATGTTGTTGACGGAACCAAGGGACCGCAGGCATCCAACGTAACAGTAATTCAGTAGCGGTTTAGGGGTAAGGCATTGCCGAACCCCATAAACAGAGAAAGGAAAATCCACCATGAAGATTTCAAAAATCACGATAAAGCAGCTCTTCGGGATTAAGGAATGGCAGGGGGACGGAAAGAACATTGAGCTTGTCGGAGACAACGGTACTGGAAAAACATCCGTTATTGACGCAATCAGATATGCTCTTACAAATTCCTCCGACCGTGAATTTATCGTAAAAAACGGAGAGACAGAGGGAGAGATTTACATAGAAACAGATAACGGTCTCTCCATTGACAGAAAAGCCAGAACGGCAATGACAGATTACAAATCTGTTAAACAGAACGGCAATGTAATTCCCAGTCCTGAGTCGTTTCTGAAAACAATATTCACACCGTTGCAGCTTTCCCCTATGGAGTTCATTTCTATGGATAAGAAAACCCAGAACGCAACGATCTTGGATATGATTCAGTACGATTGGAACCTTGATACCATCAAGGAATGGTTCGGGGAGATTCCGAGGGATGTAAATTACGAGCAGAATATCTTGGCTGTCCTGAATGATATTCAGGCAGAAAATGGTTACTACTTCATGCACCGTCAGGATGTAAACCGTGATATTCGTGCGAAGAAAGCAGTTATCGCAGATATTGGTAGTTCACTTCCTATCGACTATGACGGAGAGAGATGGGAAAAGGAAAACCTCTCAGACCTCTACACAGAGATTGAGAAGATCCGCAAGAACAACGAGACTATCGAAAAGGCAAAACGCCTTAGAGACAGCCACGATGGAAAAATCCGCTCATTCCAGGCAGACAAAGAAATTAAGATTGCCGCACTTGATACGGAAATGGCTCAGCAGGAAAAGAACATTGAGAGTGAGTTGGCACAGCTTGAAGAGAGAATAAAGGCTCTCAAAGAGAAGAAAGACGGTCTTGCCGGTGTAAAAGCGGACAAGGTAAAGGTAATTCAGTCGGAATATGAGGCATCTGTTTCTAAGTATGAGGCAGAACAGGCATCATACGCAGAATATGCAGATATGGAAACCACACCTATTGATGATCTTATGGCAAAAGCCAATGAGACTGAGAAGATGAAAGGCCATATCAATGAGTGGCGCAGAATGTTGAGCATCCAGAAAGAGGTTGATGAGTTACAGAGTGAGTCCAACAGCCTCACAGAGAAAATCGAACTTGCCAGATCTCTTCCGGGAACCATTCTGGAAACCGCAGAGATCCCGATTGAGGGTCTGACAGTTAAGGATGGAATACCTCTCATCAACGGATTGCCGGTAAGCAACTTGTCAGAGGGAGAAAAACTTGACCTCTGGTGTGATTGATGGAACATTTAAGGAAGTAGATGAGTAACCTCATCGCACTTACCCCGGAGAATTACTACTCACAGGAAGCCAATATGCAGTATGTGTCCGTATCTCAGTATAAGGACTTCAATGGCACAACCGGAAAGTTAGGTTGTGAGGCTTATGCGATGGCAAAACTCCGGGGAGAAGTAGAGGAAGTCTCCACCACTCCGTTATTGGTAGGTTCTTATGTGGATGCCTAGCGCTGAAGGATAAAGAAGTTGAGAATACAGAATTCAATATGTGTAAAGCGGATGTTAAATGGCAAAGACAGGAATTAGAAGAGACTCAAAACACCGAGTGTTACGCAGAGGAGAGTCAATTCGGTGGGATGGAAAATATCAATTTAAATATCAGGTAAATGGCAAGGCGCATTTTGTATATAGCTGGCGCCTTGAACCAACAGATAAACTTCCGGCAGGAAAGAAACCATGCTTATCACTTAGAGAACTTGAAAAGCAAATCGGCTACGATTTGGATTCTCAAATGCATCCAGAAGGAAGAAGTATGACGGTAGAGGAACTGGTGGAACGATATCTTTCTACTAGAATTGGTGTAAAGCCAAATACAAAAGCCAATTACAATTTTGTAAAGAATCTCATGAGGAAAGAAGATTTTTATTATAAGAAAATTGGCGATGTCAAAACCTCAGATGCAAAGCTGTTTCTGATAAAGCTGCAGCAGGATGGGAAAAGATATAGTACAGTGAAAACAGTCCGTGGCGTATTAAGACCTGCTTTTCAAATGGCGGTGGATGACGATGTGCTCCATAAAAATCCGTTTGGATTTGAGCTTGCTGGAGTAGTTGTAAATGACAGTGTTACCAGGGAAGCATTAACGCGGGACCAAATGCGAAAGTTTCTTAAATTTGTTCATGATGATAATGTATACTGTAAGTATTATGAAGTTGTGTATATACTTTTTCATACAGGTATGCGTATTTCAGAATTTTGCGGCCTTACAATTAAAGATGTTGATTTAGAAAATCGAATTGTAAATATCGAGCACCAGCTTCAGAGATTATCCGATATGACGTTGGTTATTGAGCCAACAAAAACTTCCGCTGGAACAAGAAAAATCCCGGTAACAGAGGATGTTACAAAATGCTTTCAAGCCATCATCGAAGACCGGGAGAAACCAAAGGTAGAAAAAGTGGTGGATGGATATACTGGGTTCCTGTTTTTGGATGACAAAGGACTGCCATTAGTGGCAATGCATTGGGAACATCGCTTTAACCACATGGTGAAGCGGTACAACGATATCTATCGGGTACAGATGCCGAATATTACGCCGCATGTTTGCCGGCACACGTATTGTAGCAATATGGCGAAATCCGGCATGAATCCAAAGACACTGCAGTACCTTATGGGGCATAGCGATATAGGAGTTACGCTTAACACCTATACGCATTTAGGCCTTGAGGATGCAGAGGATGAATTGAAGCGGCTGGAGGACTTGCAGAATGCCAGAAAGGAACTGGAACGGACACAGGGAGAAAAAACGGTGTCACAGAAGATGTTTAAAGCAATATAGGAGAATGGTTAAATTTAAGCTGGGCTGAATGCTCAGCTTTTTTTGAATTTACCTGATAAGGATAGAGGTGAATGTGGAAATAATCATAAATGCTATGGAGATTAAAATGCTATGAAAAATCAATGAATAATGTTATAATTATCATAAGAGTATTCACGTATATTTTTACGGCTAAAGGAGAATATATTTATGATAGATTTAAACTCAGAATTAATGGAGCAAAAAATGAAAGTTGATTTTAATACCTATGACTTATCTGTTAAAGAGTTGTTAAGTATGGTAAATGATGGACTGATAAATATAGCGCCAGAATATCAGCGACAGTTTAGATGGGATGTTGAACGCCAGTCAAGTTTAGTTGAATCTCTCTTTTTGGGAATTCCGGTTCCAAGTCTTTTTATGGCAACAAA